AAACGGCTATGACGGTTTTCATTGTGCGGCCCTCTTTGATTTTGGCGTTGCAATCGTTTCGCCGTCCACGCGGACGGCAGATCGAATCGGTATGAAATGCGTATGCAGCTTTTTGTCGGTGCCCCAATAGCTATGCCAAACGCCATTTGTCAGCACCGTTGGCCCTGGCGTCCATGTGGTATAGCAAATCCAATCGAAATTCGTGGCAGCCGGATATTCAATGTCCGTCGGTACTACGAACGCCGAAAACGTGGTATTGGTGAAAACTACCCAATCAAGATCGTTTGTCGAATCGACCGATCGGAACGAAATAAAGAAATCGGCCGACGCCGGCGCGACGTACCGCGAAAACGAAACGTGTACGATATTGCTGGCGACATACGATCCGCTATCCACAAGATACCGCATTTCATAATCCGTGTACGGGTAGGTGATATTACCCTTGCGGCCGCCGTAAAGCACGCACACCGCCCCCAGGAACGCAAGAGCACCCAAATGCGTACCTTTCACCTTGCTGCGCACCGTGCGCCCTGTGCGCCGCAAATTAAGCCATATCGCGATAGAAAAGACTACCACGATACCAACCATTCCCAGGCAAAGGCAAGCGGCGCCGAACCCGTTGACAAGGGCCTCGATCACGGTACGACCTCCCAGGTTATGTTACCGCCATTGTAAACCGGACGCACCTTGTGAATCTTGTCGGTACAGTATATGCCTGATTCAGCGGAAATCGGCGCAACGTTCTTTATGTAGGTTTCGCCGCCCGTCTCATACTCACCTTTAATGAAAAAGGTCGCCGACGCGCTTGAAACCTGCGCCGTCCACGCCCCGGACTGCCCCAGCCACGTTGCCGCCAGTTCCGTCCATTCACCGCTTGAAAGATTGGTCGTGCCGTAAACCGTCGGATGATTGTCGGACGTGACGTTATAAGGCGCCGTCACGATATTGCTGCTACCTGACCGCGTGACGCGAATACCGGCAGCGGTCGCGCCGACGGTTCGCTTGTTTCCGCGAACGATCTCAAACGTGGTGTTACCCTCGTCATCTTTGATCCTGAAAAATCCGTTTGTGACTTCGCCGCCGGTTTCCGCGACCATGCCGTTTGACACCAGCACCCAAACCGCGCCGTCGGTGGTCAAGGTACGCTGATACGCCAAACCGCCGGCAATCGCGATCTTTGGCGACGAAAGCCACGTATAGCCGTCGGGCGCATATTCGCCCGTGTGCGAATCGTAAAAGCCCCAGGCTCGATCGGCCTTTTCATCGACCGCCGAACGCAGCTCGGCCATTTCCACGGCGTTTGACGCCCACCTGGTAGATTCTGACCAAACGACGCGATAGGCGTTTGTGTTCTCGATCTTCTGCTCTAGGTACAGCGACGGAAGATGAACCGATGAATCATAGTTCGTGACGGTTACGCGCACCTCGTCGCCATCCCAATACGTTTCCCACAAGTTGACGACACCGGCAAGATTCGTACCGGCACCGGCCGCATACGCGCCAACCTCGTCGGAAGTGTACGCCGGTTTCGTGGCAGACTTCGCCCATGAATGAACCGTTGGATCAGATTCGGTCAATACAAGCCCGTTTGTCAGGCCGGGAAGATCGGCCGCATACGCAACGCCGTTCGTCAACGTCGAAAGATATTGCGGCAACTTCTGGCCGCCGGTCAGCGAAAGCCGCGACCATGACGCAAGCCACAAGTAATCAGGGTAAACGTCTCCCGCTTCAAGATACGAAAAAGTGATCTTGTCTTCTTCGTTTACAAGACGGTCGCCGTCTCGCGCAACGGGTATGTAATCCGTAGGCGCCGGCGGAATCGCCTGAACGACCGCTTGCGTCGCCGCGTTAATCGCGGCCGTCGCATTGGTTCCGGCCTCATAAATCGCGTCACTCTTTACGTCTGTTATAGCGTCGTCAAGATTGTGGAATGTCACGTAATCGCCCAAAACCCTGCGGGTATAGTTTGTCGCAGTACGCAAAAGGCCGTTCGTCGCCTGATCCGTGTACGTCTTTGCCGCCTGGACGGCGTTCGTGTATGTCCGCGCGTCTTCCGCGATGACAAAATCCTCGTTTGCCGTCGGTGCCGCAAGGCAAACCGCCGACAAAAGCGCAATGTGAATGATGCAAAGTTTTTTCATCTTCCTCACCCTCCGAACGGCACGAAATCGCCGCCAATGAAAACGTAATCGCCGACATATTCCGCGCCCCAGGCGTGTTGACGTTCGGAATAAGTAAGCACTTCGCGCTTGTAATGCTGCACACCGTCCACAATCGCGGACTTGTGATAAACGTCTCTAGGCGTTTCGACCGTGCCGCCCGGCGTTTCGGTCGCGCTGACCTGAAACACGCGCAAATCGCCGACGCGCTGCATCCAAAGTTGATCGTCGCCGTTTTCGTCCTTGCCGACGACAAAGATTGCGACGCCGTTTTTCACGGTGCCGTAATTCTCGAAATGCGACGCCGGGAACGTGGCAGACCAAACGCCGCACGTATAGACGCAATCTTTCGACAGCGCAACGCCGTCGGTGTTCGTGACGCGAATACGTATGCCTGTCACCGTTATGCCGGGCCGCGCAGCCTTGCCGGCAACCTGGATCGTCCGCGCCGATCCACAAGGAACGGCAATCGGCAGGAACGGCCAATCAGGCCGTTCGCCGTCAAGCATTATCAGACATGGACTTATCATGCCGCAAATCTCCTATCATGTGGGTTCCGAATAAAACCAGCCGGGAAACGACGCGCGTTCATACGCCTGAAACCGAAAATTATACGGATCGTCGCCGTCGGCCAGCTTGCGGCCCCGACCGTTCAGCAGCGTTGCCGACGTGACCGTGCAAAGCTTGCCCGTTTCCTTATCGACGACGCGAACCAAAACCTTGCCGCCGCTGTCTTTGATTTCGCGCATACCTGCATCCGTTACGGCGACATCCCATCCAATATCGGTTGCGGAACTTGCGCCGGCGATCTTGACCTTATTCGACTTGTACCGCAGCCGGATGGTGTACTGATATTTCATATTATCGGAACTTCCGATAATCCGCTTTTCCGCGACCGTACAAAGCAGCGACCCAATCGGAAACGACTTGCCGCCGATAGTCACCGACGAATCGTTTACCTTGCACATCGAATTTGCCCAGCCCGATTGGCGCGACGCGAACGATACAACCTTGGTAAAGACCGGCGCCGGTGCCGTAATCTTCGGAACGGACTCGAACGGATCACCGGCCGAATTTACAACCGCCGTACCGTCAACGCCATCGACAAGTTCCTTTTCGTCGGTGCCGTCATCCCAGCCCCATTCGTCAACGCGGCTTGTGATTAGCGACGATCCTTCGCCGCTCGTCTCTACGGTCTTCGGCCCATAGTTGACCGTGACGGTCAAGATGTTCTTATCCTTGCCCGTGCCTTCCTGGACGTCATACGATTGCACGTAAAGCCCGGAAATGCTCGGATGAACCGAACCGATTGCAGGAACGCCGGCAAACGACGCCGTTTCGCCGTTCGCGTCCATCGTCGAATCCTGGATTACAATGTAATCGCGTTTAAGCGACGTTATGCCGCTACCGTCAACTTGGTACTTGCGACCGTCTTTCTGCTTTACCTGAGTTGCCATTTGTCAATCAAGCCTTTCCCGCCTAGTTTAGCACCGTAAAATCATTTCCCGAAAAGTTCTCTTCTACCGCGGCCATCTTTTCCGTGTTGGCCGCGATCTTCTCCAGCAATGTCGTTTGCTTTTTGTCTTCGCTTTGGTATGTTGGACCTAGTATCTGCATTTTGAGCGCAGCGTTTGAACCGCCCATGACAAGATCGTTTGAAACCTTTGTCATCGAACCAATGCCCAGCGCGTTGGCGTTCTTTCCGTTCCGCTCGCCAATGGACTTTGCAGCCGCGCTATAATTTCTGGCAAAATGCTTTATCGCCTCGGCACGTTTTTTGTAATCACCTTCCCACCGCTTGGTCCGTTCGCCCTCGGCCTCTTCAAGCTCTTTCGCCCGGTCTTCATATTCGTCCATCGCGCTATCAAAGGCGTTTGTGATTTCTTTCCACACGTCACCCCAGGAACCGCCCGAACCAAACATCTTTTCGCCAACGGCCCCGATAATCGCGCCCAGCACTTCGCCGTATGCCCGTCCGGACTGCTGCAACTTTTCCCACCAGGTGATACACTTCGCGACGGCCTTTTTCGTCCAAAAGGTAAGCGCATTGCCGGCATTTAGCGCAGCCGTCCGGACGTCGCCGGTGTAGTCGTTATTCAATTTGCCGGAAAGGAACCCCAAACCCTCAAGCCATAGCGTTTTTACCTCGTTCGCGGCAAAACCCATCGCATCGGACATACCATCGCCGGCGTTGGCGGCAGCATCCGACAACTGCGGAAATGCCGCCCGCACACCCTTCAACGCCTCGACACCATTTTCCGCAGCGTTAATCAGCGGCATGAACTCCATACCGCTACGGCCAAAAACCTGCATGGCCATTTCTGCGCGCTTCGCCACGTCCGGAACCTTGCCGATCTCCGCGATGGTCTGATAAAAGCCATCCATGCCAGTTCGGCCGGTATTCTTGGCCATCATCTGCATGGCTTTCGCGAAACCATCGACGCCCATGTTTTGGATGCCCAGCGCACTAAACGCCGCCGTCGTGGACGTAAGATCGCCAACGCTGACATTCGCCTTTTGCGCAACATCGGAAAGACGGCCCAGCTCGTCAATGCCGCCTTTAATCGCCCTGAAACTCAAATACGCGCCGGCGGCCGCAATCGCGCCGCCAACCATCGACTTGATCTGCGCACCGGTCGCCGCCGCCTTCGACTTGATAGACGCGAACGCCGGCGCCGTTTTATCGACGCCGCGAACTTCGATTTTAGATACTGCCGTGCTCATTTCGTTTCAGGTTCCGAACTGACTGCAACATTTCAAATGCCGCCGCTTCCTCTTCATCCTCTTTCGCCGCTGCCGCCATCGCCGGCAACATCCACGATCCCAGGATTTCGTGACGTTCCGGCAGCCGGATCTTTCCCGTATCGCCGCCGGCCCTTCGCTGGACCGCGTGAAGCATCCGCATCAGGTCCGCCAGCGCCAGCGGTAGCCATACGCCGATAGTCTTTTCCCCCTCACGCAGAAACGCGGTTTGCGCTGATTCCTTCGTGTTGCTATCCGTCAGGATAGCAACCCGATAAAATCCGCGATACCGCGTCCCTCCTTCGGCAAGATCAATTCGCAAACCACCTGACGCAACTGGCCCGGCGTCAGATCGTAGGGATCGAACTTGCTTCCGTCTTCAAGCGTGACATGGCCGCGAATGAGCTCCACGCATTTCTCGACGTCAAGATTGCCGTCAAGCAGATCGGCGTGACGCTCCCGCAGTTCCTTCAAGCTGAGGCGACGGCCCTTTACGGAAACGTCGCCCAGCTTGAGCGTGAAGTAATCGGCGAATGTGGCCATCGCGGCAAGCCCCTATCAGGTGCCCGTGCCGTTCGACACCGCAGCGGTCGATCCGTCCGGACGGAACGTTACATCGATGGTCGCAACGCGGTCGCCGCCACCATCCTGGTTCGGCGGCGCAACCTTCGTCACGATACATTTATTGTAGCTGACCGTTTCGGTAACGTCCGCATCCTGACCGTTGGAAAGCGTAGCGGTAATCGTGAGCGCAGCGATCGTGCCGACGGCAGGCATACCGGTGCCCTTGTCGAAAAGCGTCACGGTAAACTCGTCGTCTTCCAGCAGCGCGCCAGGGATGAACTGCTTTTGCGAATCCGAAAGCGCCGTCACCTCGACGGCCTCTTTCGTCTGGCCCTTCGCCGCCGGCCCGGACTGCATTTCATACGACGTAGAGTTAAAGCTCAACGTCGCGCTTTTCACATGATACCTTGTACCCATTTTTTTGCCTTTCCTTTAGTTGAGCGCTTCCGGCTCGTTATACTCCACGTACACAACCGCCCATTCAAGCGGATAGTGCGAAATGTCGTTTTCGTCGCGACGTATGCGGATCGGGAACGCGCCGGCTTTCGCGTTGCGCACGATCCCGATTATCATATCCCGCAAGTCTTCGACGATCTTGTTGCCGCCGTTTATGACAAGCCCGTTTTCGGTCGCCGAACGTTCGGCGACGACGTTTTCAAGATAGCGTTCGCCGTCCGGGCCCTTGACGCAACCAGCGACGACAAGCCGAACGGAAAACGAATCGCCCGAACCTACTGATTCGTCTTCATCGTCCGCCGCATGGATCCACAAAAACGGCGACGCGCTTTCGTCCGGGATCCCTTGCGCATACGCGCCGACGTTGATTGCCAGGCCGCGCCCAAAATGCAAAGCGCAATAATCGGCGACATCGGAAGACCGCTGGATTGCGGCCCCCAGGTTCGTTAATATGTCGCGATGGGAAGTCATGCGAGATTAGCCCTCGAAAATGCGGCATCCTTTCCGCCGCGCATAAGCTTTACAAGACCGGTAAAATACGCCGAACGTGCCCATTCGTCCAGGTACGACTTGATATAATCGGCGAAATACGGCATGAGCACCATACGCGGATTATGAGCGTAGGCGTGCGGAATATCCTGTATGCCCTGCTGGTGCCACATACGCCGATAGCCCGGATCGGTGAACCACTTTTCTGCGTTGGGACCGCCGCGACCTTCCTGGAACGAAATGGCCGCATCATGCAAATGATCTCCCCATCCGATGACCTGCGCACCATTGCGCTTGTACGCAGCCACAACGCCCTTTGAGCGAACATCGGCCAAAATTCCGCCCATGGGCGCAGACGTGCCGCGCTTCGCCCTGAGCATTTTCGTGAAATCCTCAAAATCCTTGAATTTCGGAACGCCGTTCAAACCGCCGCCCGACAAGACAATCTGGACAAACTTCTTTTTTAGCCCGGCAACGGCGCGACCGTAGGAAAGCCGCCAAAGCTCCTTTGTGTCCTTGCGCATACGCTTCGCCCAGGCTTCGATCTCCTTGAACGAAACAACCAGCGCAACCGCGTTGCGGCCTTTTCCGGACGTAACCGAAACGCCGGTATCTGTCAGGGAATAAGCCATTATCTCGGCGCCCTCATGTTCGCGGTTGCACGAATCACCCATCCCAAATGAAGGTCGGTCGAAATCTGCTGCACGTCCAAAACGGTGCCGTCGGTCAGTTCAAGCGTATCGCCGACGGCGATCCGTGCGCACAATGCGACATCCCGGCGCACAAAGACCGTCCACGGATCGGCAGCGACGCCGCCGCGCGTCGGCCCGGCGCTTTCGGACTGCGTTTCGCCATGCAGCACGTTGGCGTTGAACGATCCTTCGGCGTGCGGCGCCTTGTCTTGACGCCACTTCACCGGAACCGCCATCGGCCCCATGGCAAAACCCATGTCGAACATTCCGCGCATCGGAAAACCTTACTCAAAAATCAGACGCACAAAACCGCCGACGCCGGTGCCGGTGAACAACAGCGCTTCACCAGGCGCAAGATACAGCGGCGCCGCAAGGCTATTCGTGTAGGTGTAGCCCGTCTGCGTACCGTCAACAATCGAATTTGTGACGGCGATCGTTTCCTTGAACACCGGCCAAACGTTCGTGACGGCCGAAACCGTGACGTTCGTCGCGACGCTCAATATTCCCGGATCGTCCTCAAAAGACAGATTCGGAAAATCGTTCGTGAAAACCGTATGCGTGTAGTAGTTGGTTTCCACCACGCGATATGAAACGTTCGTCGCAACCGTTATCGCAATCGCGTTCGTGTACACCTTCGCGGCATAGATCGACTTTAGCGCGACCGTTCCGCCCGACACCGGCGAAAACGTTTCCACCCTTGTCAGCTTGCCGCCTGTGCCCAACTTCACAACGCCGCCGTTCGTAGGAGAGAAGGGCACCACGACGGCCGCCATGCAGGCGAACGCCGCCGCCGCCGCGAAAAACGCAATGATCTTTTTCATGTCTTGTACCTCGTTGAAAAGTTGGTTGGATAGGCCGGGCGCGACACGCCGCCGCGCCCGGCCCTGGCACCCTAAGGCCTGATTAGCCCTCGCCACCTGCGGCAGCGGCAGTCTGGATGTTCACCACCGACGTCGGATATTCGGTGTAAGCATCATCGAACTTGCACATCGCAACCGCGCCGGTGAACGCCTCGACGACACCCAGAAACGCCTCGGCATCGTACACGTTGCACTTGTTGTCGTCGTCGTACCAGGTACGCATATCGAACGGCTTGTCAGCCGCGGCGTCTTCCGGAATGTACGCGCACGTCCAGCCATACGTCGCCTTGCTCTTGGCCGTGGCAGCGACATTGCCGGAAGCGTCCGGACGCAGACCGATGACGGCAATGTTCGAATCGTAATCCGTGCCGACGATCTCGGAATCAAAGAGCACGATGTCATTGAAGCCCAGGAACGTCGAAACGGCAGCGCGAACCTTGTCGATATCCGTCATGATGAACCCGGTATCGTTCGACGCGCCGGCCAACTTCTCCAGACGGTAGCGGATTTCCGGAATCTCGCAGAAATCCAACCAGGCATTGGTCGTCATGACCAATGTGGGCTTGCCGTACTTGCGAAGCGCCTTCGCCTGCCGCTGGAGAATCTTCACGACGGAATGATCCGTCAGTTCGGTCGCCGCCGCCGCACGGGCAGCAGTAAAGACCTTCTTGAACGCCTCATCCTCGACCTTGTTCCACGCCAGACGCTGGGACAGCTCCGCGCCGGCCTGGTCGGCAGCCTCCGCCGACGCATACGCCGCGCCGTCGTTCTCGTACAGCTTGCCGCGACCTTCGTACCGGGCAGCGGACCAATCAACATCCACCATGCTGATCGCGGTGCCGCTCAACTCCGTGCCGTTCGCACGGCCCTTCGTGCCCTTGCTCGCCGTCAGACCGGCCGGCGCAACCGTCATCGTTCCGCTCTTCTCCGTGACCGGCATAAGCGGAAAGATTTTCGGGAACGCATAGCCCTTGACATCCAGCTGGGAAATGGAACCAATCGCCGCCAGATCGGGACGGTCAGCCTTTTCAACCCTGAAAAAACGTTTTGCCATTTTGTGATACCTTTCTTTGGTTTTGGCTTGTGATTGTTTTCGGTGTTACTTGCCCTTGCGACGATACGCGGCCTTCAAATCCGGATAGCGACGGCAAGCCTCGACATAGCCGATTGCGTCCACCGCTTCCGCGAAACTTGAGTACTTCGCGTTTCCGTTGCCGGGCGACAACACGCCACCGGTCAGGAGGTCGCGCGTCTCTACCATGTGGTCAAGCTGCTGACGCGCTTGCGCCAGTTCCTGATCACGCTTTTCAAGGTCGGCTTTAAGACCGCTCACGGCACCGATAAGGGCCGCGAGATTCTCATAACCGGATGCCTTGACCTGATCCGCAAAATCCTTCAACGCCTTGACGGCCTGATTGCCGGTTTCGGCCAGCGCGTCATTTTGCGCCTTGAGCGTATCGCGCTCCGCGACGACCGCGCCGTAATCGACCGTTTCCGCCGCCCGATCCGCCTCACGCTTTTCAAGGTCGGCGATACGCGCCTGAAGCGCGTTTATCTTTTTTGACGCGCCCTTGTACCGCGCTTCCCAATCGCCGCCGGTCGCTTCCGCAGCGGCTGCCGGTTCGGCAGCCGCACCGGCAGCCGAATCGACAACGGCAGGCGGTTCGGAATGTCCGCCCGTTTCCGTTCCGGTGTTCCCCGTGGAACTTTCCGCATCCGTTTCGGCCTTCGCCGCAGCCTTCGCCGCTTCGATCTCGGCCCGGCCCTCGTCGGTGATTTCCTTGGACGTCAGGAACTTCGCCGCGCCGTCCGGAATCTTCTTGAACTTGTGGCCGACAATCGACGCAGCGGCCTTCACATCGGAAGCAATCACGGTGCAATCAAGCCCGTTCTCTTTGCACTCCGCGCCGGTGTACCAGGTTTCATCGGTCATCAGGGCCGCGATCTCTTCATCTGTCTTGCCCTTGAACTTGCCGCGATAGAATGACATGATGACCGCTTTCATCTGATCCAACACGCCGGCCTGCTTGCGCATTTCGTCCGCGGAACCTTCGATATAGCCCCATGGATCGTGAATCATCATAAACGACGCCTCTTCCATCTCGATACGCGAACACGCGCAAGCGATGACGGACGCCATAGACGCCGCAATGCCCGTGACGTGCGCCGTAATCACGGCCTTGCTGTTCTTAATCGCGTTCGCCATCTCGATACCGTGGATGACCGAACCGCCAGGCGAATTGATTTCGATTTCGGCCTCTTCGCCCGGCGAAAGCGTATTCAGCCACGCCTTAAGCGATTTCGGCGAACACCAATCGCCCCAAAAACCGTGATAGTCGAAATCGCTGATTTCGCCAATCAGACTATACTTGCTTTTCATCTTCGTTCCTTTCGTCGTTTGTTTCAGGTTCGATCACGCCGCCGCTGACCGTTTGCAGGGCCAAATGCGGAATGCCGTTCGCCTTGAAAAATTCGATTTCCTCACCAAACGCAAGGGCCTTGCGCTTCCAATCCGGCCCCCACTTTTCGCGATACAGAATCGTGCCGTTTTTCAGGCCGCTATTCAACGCGGTTTGTTCCTTGACCGGATCAAGCGACCTATGCGGTGGCTGCTGCCACTTGACGCACGTTCGCCGCCAATCGACCGGCAGCACGTTGTCTTGCGGAATGACACCGCGACGCTGCGCCCATCGCGACCAGTTGACCATGACCCAATCCAAAATATATTTTTCAAGCTTATGAAACTCGTCGTCGAACTCGACTTGTGAAAGCACCATTTCGGCCTGACTTGCCGAATACGAATTGTCGGCCTTGCCAGTAGAATGGATCGAACCCAGGCCGATTGCGAAACCTACGCCACGGTGCAACCAAGTTGAAAATTCAACCAGCTTGTCATTAGGGTGCTTCGTGTCAAGCAGTTCCATCTTGACGCCAGGCGGCAGCACATCGTAAATCACGCCGGCACCGCGAATTTCCTCTACGTCAAGCTCCATCTGGTCGGCCTCTGCCGCCGCCGCCTGTGCCGCTTCGGCCGCCGCCTGATAGTCTTCCGTTCCGATAGGCGCTTCCGCGTCCGGGTCAAGCTCGGCCGAAATGTCCGCTTCGTTCTTCTCTTCATCCTGGAGAATCTGACCGATCTTCTGTGCGCCGTTCTTTGCCGCCTGGACTTCAAAGCCCTGCAAATCGGTCATGTCCGCGACCGTGCCCAGGCCAGGCCAAAGGCGCGAACTGCCGCGCATCTGATTGAAGCGACCAACGCCGCGAAAGATCGTGAAAAGCGAATCTCGCCAGCGAAGACCAACCGGCTTTATGAGCGTCCAGGCGGCCTTGCGGCCTTCCGTATCGTATTCGTCATACGCCGACATTCCGCGTTGCGACCATGAAACGGTTACGCCGATTGTCTTTCCGTTCGCGTCTTTGACGATCCCCTGGAACTGCTTGTAATCCGGGAACCGTCTTTCAAAGCCTATCAGGTCGCCGACGCAATCAGGTTCGAACGCAATCACCTGACCGGTCGAATTGCGCGTTACGTCATCGTCGAAAACCAGTACCACGTCGCCGCCCAGCATTTGAGTACGCAGCGCAAGTTTCAGCACATCCTGCAGGTCAAGGTCTTCGAAGTATTCCGCTTCCTGTGCCCAGTTCGCAAATTCGCGCTTGATCGTTTTTTCGGCCGCTTCATACCCCTTCGGAAAATCAAAGACCGCTTTTCCGCCACCTACGCCGACGACGTTTATTTCAACCTGGTGCAAGATACCTTCAAGACGTTCGCTATTCCGTGCCGCGTTACGCGCAAGCGCGACAAGCCGGTTACGCTCGGAAATGGTCAGCTGGCCAACTTCGCCGGTCGTTTCGGCCGAAATGCGCGGACGGTTGAACTGGTCAGGCCCATGTACCGTGCGATAGCCGCCGCGACCGAAAAAGCCCATCTTGCGCATACCGCCGATAAGAGTTGCCGCGATCCGTTTCTGATATGCAGCGGGAAGGTCGGCGAACTTCGCCCATGCGGACGGCGCGACCGACGCGCCCTTTGCCGCCGGGCGCCGGGACTTTTGCGACGCAATCTTTTTCGCTTTCGCCTTTGCCATGCCTAGTACCTCACCGTCATTATCCGCCGAACGCCGACGGACGGAATACCGGCCAAACGCCGCTGAATCTGCGTGACGCGCCCGGTGTAATCCGAACGCAGCTTGCGCAGCTTATCCAGGTCAAGCCGCGTGTAGGATTGCGAACCGCCGCCAGCCGAAACCGAACCGGACGCAGCACCGTTTACGGCGATCTCGTGCATAATGCGGTCGATGTCGTTTATCCAGGCAAGCAACCTTGCCTTGTTAGAAATCAGGTTCTGTCTCGCTTGTGCGTTCATGCGCGTCTAGCCTAGCAAAAAAAAGCCGAAAAAAAACGTCGGCCAAAAAGATTGTGCCCCAATCGGGCGCAAACGGCGTTAAATTGTGCCCCAATCGGGCGCAAGCCAAACGGCCAGGCTATTGCAAAGCGGAATCAGAATGGGACGCCGGCCGGTATTCTATCGTTTCCCGGCAGCCGCAACGCCGACACTTGACGTACACGCGGCGCAACCCCTTGACGATCCGTGAACTGACCTTGCGCCACGGGTCCCATTGTCCGCACTTCGGACATTTTTCGATATTCCTGACAATCATTTGCGATACCTTCCGCGCCTAAATTTATGAACAGGTTTTGAACGGATTTTCGACATCGCGGAACGTGTAAATACCGCTCCCCCCTTGGAAGCGTTCGACGCTTCGACAAGTGGATTCGCGACAGATTCAACGTCACCGGCGAACGGTTCCACGTCCGGGTCAAGCGTGCCTTCGGTTTCGTCCGCCGCGCCGTCGTATGCCGCCGCGACCGACGGATTCAGGATCGGATCGAAAAGATCATCCTGGTGATACTTGTGCGGCGCAATCTCGTCGCCGTTCGGTTGATCCTGACTTGCCGGCTTGACCGCCCGGCATATCAAGCCGCCCTTGGTGACAATCACGCCGTCGATGACTTGCGAAAGATTGTCGAAAGCGTGATACCACGACGCCAGCGCGAAACAGCCCGTCAAGCAATCGCAATAGTGGTTTTCGCCCAACGTCTGCCAATCCCACGCCGTCAACGTCTGCCGCCCGCGCGTGACGGTGTACTTGCGCACAAGCTTCTCGTTGCATACTTCCGTCGCGAAGTCGAAATGACGCGCAGCATCGTTGCCGAAAAGCGAAAGCGAACCGGCTTGCAAAGGCGTTTCCAAAAATCCGGACTGCATGATTTCGCGCCAGTACGGTGCCATTTCGGCCAGGTACTGGCCGTATTGCGACCGCGTAGCAAAGATATGGTCGCCGCGCCGCAGCGTATCCTTTTCGCGGACGCCGAACTTATCCCACGGAAAACCGCGCATCGCGACAATCGGGAAGGGGATCGGTCGCGTCTTTCGCAAGACGTAAAGCGTCCGGTGAATCACCGCCGGCAGATAGCCGCGGTCAAAGCCCATGGCCGTCACCGGTACGCGCCTGTTTTTCGCATCCCGGAACTGGATCGACGCGACACGTTCCACGACGGCCCTGATTCCGGCCGCGACAAGACGGTTACGCACAAGGTCGGACGAATTAGGCGGCACCAGCGGCCCCAGTTTCGGGTAACGGTCGTAATTGACGACGGCAGCGACGCGATGGGGCCCGAACGCCACGGCAACCCACGACAAGCCGCGATTGTTCGTAATGTTGACATCGCAAAACACGATAACTTGATCTGTGCCAGGCGGCAGCACGTTCATCGGCGCACCGTTCAATTTCTCCGATACCGTGTCCGCGTTGATTTCCAGTTCGGACGCCTCATCGCTGACCTTCATCATTATTTCGGCTTCAAACGCCTGTGCGCCCATCTTCGCGCGAAGATTCAATACATGATGAACGGCGTCGATCTCGGTAGTCTCGTCGAATTGCAGCGGATCAAGCACAATCACGTCGGCGAACTTTTCACGGTTTGCCCTGTACCATTCCGTCGAACGTGTGCGCCGCGAATCGTGCGCCGCAGCGTCTTCGATGAACTTTTCAACGTATTCAAGCAAGAGGCGCGACCAATCGCGACACTTACGCTTTACAAACGGTTCCGACGTTACATCCCATTCGGGATGCTTCGACCGCGACGACAGTTCGGTTGCCACGTCGCCAAAGCATTGCGGCGTAATCGTGACAAATGCCGAAAGCGTGCGGTCGTGCCCGGCCAGCATGAGCGCATCCTGATGAATGTAGTCGATAACGGCCTTGACCATCGCCGGCGAATGTGCGATCTTCTTTGTCTGCGGATCGTCCAATACCAGGAAATCCGGACGCTGGCCGGTTTCGTTCGTGCCGCGCACCGCGCCGCCTATGCCGACGCTTCCGACAATCGCGCCGCAGCCGGCGTCAAGCGGACGCCCGTTCGTATCGCGGCACATCGGCAAGATTATCTGGTCGGACGCCCATTCAACATCGGTCGCGACGCCGCGATACGTTTGCGACGCCGTGCGTTGCGACACGTCGCCCAGGGCCTGGATCGGAACGGCGACCGCCGGGAAATCCTGCAATATCGCCTTTGTGCGCGAAAGCAGTTTCTTGATCGTCTTCAAGTTTTTCTTGGCCAGCTTGGCCGTAGCGGAGATTATCACCGGATAGCGACGGTGCCCGTACAGAATCGCCCATATTATGCCGCAATAGACGATAACCGTTGTCTTGCCCGTGCCGCGACCATACAGCTTGACAGCCTGACCGCCGTACAAAATCGTTTCCTGTACGTCGTGAATCAGGCCGTCGCGTATGTAGTCGGACGGTCGATGATTTACGACACGCCGGCAATAAAGCCACATGAATTTTGCCAGGTCGTACCGGCAAGCCTCTTTAACCCTTGGATGTTTCGGCCGCGGATCGAACTCGCCGATGTCGTTATGCCGTGCGACGTGTTCCGCAACGCGCTCGGCAACCGATTTCGGCCCACGCGCCTTTTTCTGAGCGATACGCAGCTTGCGCACCGTGTCGGCCTTGCGGTACGCAATAAGTTCATCGGCCGTCATCTTTCGGCCGATTGTCGCCTCTACCCCGTACCGGCCAATGCCCTGACCGGCCAAAGCGCGTATCTGCTCAATGTCGGTCATCTGCCGAAACTACGTCACAATGCTTACCGCAAAACCAGTAATAGTCAAAGTGAAAACCGATCCATGCAACATCATGGCCGAATAAATCTTGTGGCGATAATGGGTTTCGCCTATCGCAACCCGGATGGTGGCATGATCTTTCTAGCCACTCCGTTTTAATACCGGCCGAATAGACGAAATTCGTCTTTGTCGTCTTGCGATAAAGCGTCTCTAACCCACCGATTACATTCATCGACCAACCATTATCTTGGTTGCTATCTATAACCGGCATCGCCTGTACTGGTTCCTCACCTGACGATACGATCATCAAGGCAACTACCAAATTCGTTATCACCGTCATTGCACACCTTCTTTCATTCGTGACATTAAACCTCGTCAACCCTTGACGCCAGCATATCGGCCGTGTGCGTCGCGATCAATTCACGCGGGAACTGGTCAAGCGCGGCGTTGTACTCTTTGAGCTGCCAATCGTCCAGGCGAAACGCGCCCATGTGGTGGACAATGCAGGCACATTCTACCGGCGCCAGCGAAACGCCGACAAGCGACATCGCGATCAATGCCGACGCGGCACCATGGCCGACGTAACCGCTTTGTCGGAAGACGTAGCGTATCGGTTCATCGCGACCGCAAAGCGGATCGACCGCGTAGCATTTGCATTTTACCAGGTCGTGCAGCATCCCGATCCTGTACGGCGAATAAGCGCGATCCCACGAAACTACGCCGGCATCGGTCAGCTGCAAAAGCCAATCCGTCACATTGACCGAATGGCGCAGCAGGCCGCCAGGTTCCGCAAGATGATGATACCTTGACGCCGGCGCATCAAAATATCCAATGTCCGCAAGACGTTTAATCGCAACATCGCCAATCGACGCAAGATCCAAATACATCCGCGCCCTTACTTCAACATCAACGTTCGTTTCTTTCATTTCCCATCCTCCTTAATCGGCTTTAGCCATTGGTTATAAATCGCGTCCGCAATGTGTGCCATCATAACCGGCGGGACGCACATACCGGTCATGAATGTAAGTTCTTTCCGCGTACATTCATAGTCAAGCGGGAACGACGACACAAGCGACAATTCGATGCCGTTTAACCTACGCGGATAGTCATACGTGAAATTCAGATTGTCGGCGCATAGCGTCGGACATACGCGGTCGCGCCGAACGATCTTCCAGTTGAAACGCTTGTCGCGATTTTCCGTCCGGCTCAAAATCGTATTGAAACCGACATCGCAAGGTTTTCGCCGCGACCAAATATCCAAATCCGTTCCGGTGATCGTGGTCGTCTTGTCTGTGTCGTCGATGACTTCGCCGAACTTGATAGGCGGTTCGTCAACCTTGATTTCAAGTTTCGGAAGATCGTCGTAATCATTCCGCAGCCCGATAAAAAACGCCCGTTGCCGGTGTTGCGGTACGCCCATACGCGCAGCGTTCAAAAGAAACACCTGGACGCGATACCCGGCGTCGCGAAGACGTTGCACTATGCCGCGACAATAGGCCCTTGCGTTTCCCTTCAAAATGCCGGCGACGTTTTCCAGCAGAAACACGCGCGGCTTTAATTTCGCAATCGTGTCGCAATAGACAAAAACCAGGTCGTCGATAGTCTGCTTTACCTGACCTTCCTTAAACCGCTTTTTCTTTCCCCATCCCTTTTCACGCTGACCGGCCATCGAAAACGACGTACACGGTGGCGATCCGTCCAGCACATCAAGATGGTAAAGCGCAGGCGGCAAGTCTTCGCGCCTGTTGAACCGGCGCAAATCCTCGACGTACATCAATTCAGGCCGATGGATTCTGCGGTACACGTCCGCAACCCTCGGATCGACTTCGACGCCGCCCAAATGGTGATAGCCGGCCAGCTTATAGCCCATCGTTGACCCCCCCCCACAAACAAACGTGCCGAACACCGTTGACCGGTGTTTTTCGACGCCGACGACGGCGTAATTGTGGTGAAGCCACCAGCGATAAGGAAACTTATGACCTTGCATTTATAACCCCCATGAACGCAACGGCCATATCGTCGGAACGCTTGCGAAGATACGCCGTCGCGAACTTGAAATCATCCGACGAAAGCACAATCTTCAATTCCACAAGCCGCACCTTTTCGGCAGCGTCGGCGTCTTCCGCAGCCTGGACCGTCTCGGACGTTTCGACCGTGTGTATCAGGTCTTCGATCCTGTCTTCTCCAACCCACTCCGTAAGTTCGTCGCGACCGTAAAGCGAAAGCAGCTTGTCGGCGTCGAACCGGCCTTCATTGACGTTGGCGTTTACGATAAATTCATTCCGCTGGTCTTCCGACATCGCCGTAATGTCCTGAAACCAATCGGACGGCGCATCGTAATCGTCGCCGTAAATCTTTTTCAAGGCGCGAAGTCGCTTGTTTCCTGACAGCACGACATACTTGCCGGCCGCATGGTCGGTTACGTATGCGATCCTGTCCGCTTTCAGGCCGTCCGGATTAGCCTTGACGAAACGCAGAATCTTCGCAAACGCCTCATCGCTGACCGTCTGCGGATTGTCCGGATTCTCCGCAAATAGCTTCAATATCATTGTGCACCGCCTTTCAGCAGCGACATGAACGCCGCGCCCATGTCGTTTGGATTGATTTCGTCCAGCACCGCAACGGCACGGTCACGGTCGGACGGCGTAAGCTTTACCTTGAACTCCATCGCGTCGGCAAATTCGTCTTGATCGACTTCCTTGTTTTCCGCGATCTGTTGCACCGATGGAATGTCGGCCAAAATCGCCGCAACGTCGGCGTCATCCATTAGCCGCGCAAGTTCGTCTTTCGGAAACATCGCAACCAGCATCGACGCAACCCAATCGCCTTCGACGACGTTGGCCGTAACGATGAACTCACGCCGTTGATCCGGCGACATAGCCGTAATGTCCTGAAACCAATCGACCGGCGCCGCGTAGTCGTCGCCGTGAATCTTTTTCAAGGCGCGAAGTCGCTTGTTTCCTGACAGCACGACATACTTGCCGGCCGCATGGTCGGTCACGTAGGCGATCCGTTTGGCCGTCAAGCCTGTCGGTATGCGCTTCAACTTCTCGACAAGCCGATCAAACGCCCTGTCGCTGACCGTCTGCGGATTGTCCGGATTCTCGACGAAATCACCCAGGCGAAACGCCGCGACCGGCGACGGTGCCGCCTGGACTTCCGCAACGTCATCGCCGAACAAACTTTGATCTTGCGTTTTCATGTCAAACCTCAAAACGGCAGGTCGCCGACATCGGATGAATCACCGGAACCGTTCGACGGCCCCGTACCGCCCTTGTCGGCAGCGGCACCGTCGGCAGCTTTCGCCGGCGCAATGCCGGTCGCCGTGACTTCGGCCGGCGACACCGGCACCAGGAACCGCGTTGCACCCTGTTTGTATTCAACCTTGATCGGCCAATACTTCTTTGCGTTTTCGCCCGACGTGACGCGACTTGCCCACATCGCAATACGCAATTCGACGCCGCTGATTGTGACCTTGCCGGTCGCAATCGGGTATTTGTCGTTTTCCTTTGCTTTCGCGTCGGCATACAAGACGCCGCGCATTTCAGGATCATACTGTTTTTCATCGCTCATGGTATCACCTCACTTTTTTAATTCAAGATAAACGTCAAGCGCAACTTTCGCTTCAAAAAACGCATCCCGAAAAATCGCCCGTGCATCACGTCTCATCGTGTTGACCGTTTCAGCCTTCGCGACACGCGCAACGTACAGGTCAAACAACATATCCCGAAACACAATATTCAACGGTTCCGGTTCACCTGATAACGGCAGCACCGGGCCGGGCGTTAATGATTCGACCGGCAAAACCGCATCGCGCTTGCCGTCATCCTGTTTTTGACTTTTGACTTTCGCCATAACTTTTACCTCATTTTTCGTTAGTCAGTTGATTAACACGACCTTTGCAGTCATACAGTAGCAAAGATTTCTCTTTTTCAGAACCTACCATAGCGGGGCCGGTGGGTGGTCAAGCCACCGCACATAAGCCCGCAGGTCTTCACGATGACAGATAATCCTATCGGCCAGCGACTTTGAAAACCGGCTATGAAATTCGCCCTTGCCGCCGTTCGCTTTCGGATCGTACTTTTGAAAGAACGCCCGGCCGTTTTCGTCTCTAGTCAGATACGCAAACACACCTTCGCGCCGGCCTTCATCGACAACCGCCTGATGAATTGCAAGCCCAATCTCGACCGATCTTCCATCCCTCGACCTAGAAATCAATGCCATTCAAATCCTCGCTTTCCATACTTATCATATCATCTTCTACATCTTTTTGAGAAGGTGACATACGCGATTGCGCGCGCGCGTGAAGTGGGTCAAGTGGATTTAATGCGCCATTTTCAGAAAACCCGTCCGCGCCCGTTTGTACATGCGTACTTTTCTGAAAAGTGCCTTTCAAATCCACTTTACCCACTTCTTTAACCATCGCGAGCTTACCCGAAGCCGTCAAGCCTGTAAATTCATATAGCGTCTTACCGTCCAAAATTCGCGGTTCCATCATCTTGAAAATGACGCTAAACTGCCGCAAATACCTTGACATGGCCCTGCCGACGCGCCGCGATCCGTAAATCTGCTTACTCTTGTCATCCGTCTCATCGTCGCCCATACGCGCCAAAATCGCATCAGACATATCGCCAGCCGTGAAGCGCATCGAAAACGGCGGGTCGTGGTCTTCCAATACGCGCAATATCTCTTTCGTGATAACGTCGTTCCGCAACGGCAGCAGCGACTTGTCAGCTTCCGCCGCGCCCAAAGCCTCAATAACGGCTTGCTCATCCCCGAACGCCCTGCCGCACCTGATAGAAAAACGCCCGTAGTCAGGATGTCGCCTGTTAATGCTTTGGTCAACTTCTCCGCGATCCGTCAAAGCGACCGCGACCGTCCGCGCAATCCACGTCAGGAAAAGACTTCGGTTTTTCGCGATGTCTTCCGATAGCTCCGTGTCCATCGCAACGCTCCGGTTCGTGTCCAGGTGAACCGAAATCAGACGGTCGGCCATGCCACCATTACCCTCGGTCGAAAACAACGGATTATTGGACGTCAAAATAATATGCGCGTTCGCCCTTAAAATCGACACGCCGAAAGTCGTGTACAGCGTTCGCCGTTTCGTCTGGCCGTCCGTCGCGACGTTTTGAAGCGTGTCGGAAACCCATTTGATTTTAGTGTCAAGATTGTCGAACACTTCAAGCTTGCCGTCGTTCACGGTCGCCCAAAACGCATCAAGGCCCTTGTCGCCGTCTTCGACCTGCTGCACCGACAGATCAAGCCGCCCGTCTTGCCGAACGCCTAGAATCTCCTTAATGGCCTTCGCCATTCGCGTTTTGCCTGACTGCATCGCGCCCGTAATCAGCAACAGCGGCTTGGTCGCATGACACGCAAACAGATTCAACACCCACAAGCGCACGTTCATTCGACCGTTGCCGTCCGCCCAGCTTGCGCCGTTGAAAATCAAGGCCTTGTCGAACGGATCGACACCGGCCCCGGCGTCCAATACCCATGGCGCAAGCGTCTTGCCGCGCATGAAAACCACGCCGTCGGTACCGTTTTGAACCTTCACCACCTGACCGCCGTAAATCTTGTACATTTCCGCATCGCCCGACGAAATGTAAACCGCATCGCCGCGCCGATCCCACATATTCGACGGCGTGACGCCTTGCGCCACCTGGTCGCTCATGGCCGCATCGTCGATCAAGCTCATCAGATACTTGAAACCTGATGATTCGCGGTTTATCTCGCTTTCCGTCGCGACAAACGCCGCGAACTCATCAGACCGCACACGCATCAGTACGCCCGTCCGTTCGTCAAAAAACAGCGACGTTGCAAAGCCCTTCGCGTTTTCATCCCAAAAGAACTTACCACGCGACCGCAGCCATAGCAAGGTAATCACCGCCTGTAATTCGCTCACCTGGCGCGATCCAAACTTGAAACTTCGCTCTTGCGATCCAAACCGTGACGCATTGCCGAATCCCATCGCGTACATCGAACTGAGCGACAATTTCAGCGGTTCGTTATCGCTTGCAAGGTAGTATTTTCCCTTCTCGACCGTCACGCCCTTGTACTTGTCGGAACCGTCTGATTTTTTGTACCCTTGGAACCGGTAGAAATCCACGCCGATCTCAAATCGCGCCGTCAGGTCGGCACATAGCCGGTAATCCACTTTATAAGCCCTTACGTTATCAGCAAGGGCACGGGAAAGCCGGCCGAACCGGCCGCACCCTTTGCCGTCCGGGCCTGGCGCATCGTCTTCCACGTTCGATGATTCACCTGGCATATCGGAAGCGGAATGGCGCGTTTTTTGTACGCGCTGGAGGTCGATTAAATCATCTTCCCCAAAATTCCACTTGTCAGGCCATTCCCCAAATTCACCAATCGCCGCCGAAAACGATGATTTATCGACCGTCCGTTTCGCGGCCTCCATGGCCTCTACCCAATCCGTAAAATCCTTTACGTGCCTGACCTTGCCGCTTCCGTCCGCAACGTCAGGCATACAAATCTTTCGTATTCTGCCCTGATAGCCGTCCGCCCGTAGTTTCCGCTCGACATCGCAGGCGTGACGCTGACCGACGGCAAACGGCCTGTCTTCGCCGGTCTTCTCATCCTTTACCGTCTCTTCGTCTTTGTCCGCGATAATCAGGATCGACGGTACACCCTCAAAATACCGCCCGAAACCAACTGACCATTTCCCCGCGCCTTTGGCGTTGCACGTCGCCGCAAGCTTCAACCGCTTGATTATCGTGCATACGTCCTTTTCGCCCTCGCAGATTATCACCGGCCTTGCCGCCGCAGCGGCCTTGCGGATCAAAGGCAACTGGTACGGTATGTATTCAACGCCCTTCGACGCGACGCCGAACGTCCAGCCGCCCGGCGCGTCCGGATCGGGCGACATCTGCACAAACGTCTTGCCGCCTTTGGCGTCCGTGTAAACGCGACGGTCAACCCTGAATTGTATCGCGCCGTCTTCGCGCTTGTAATCGTAATAGCAAACGTGTTTCGACGGCCGCTTTTTACGCGCCGTCCGCGCCGCATCCACGGGACCGGCCAAAACCGGCCCCGTGTCGCTTTTCGACCCTTTTCCCGTGCCTGAAACCGAATCCGTTGCCCCATCGTCCACGCTGGCCGTCGATTTTCCGCCCCTGGCGGCCTTCGCGCCCTTGCCCTTGACATTTCCCTTGCCCTTTGCGCCGGCGCGTCCTGTGCCCCCTGGACGCGCCGGCATAAGGTCTTTAACCTTCAACCCCATCGCCGCGACGATTGCAGCCGTCGAACAACCGGCGTAACACTTCACAAGTATGCGCCCGTCGGCACCCTCGTTGACGTGCATGGATGGGTTGTGATCGTCGTGTGCCGGGCAACACGCCATCCAGCCACCTTTGCCGTCAGGCGTGACGCCCTGCAATCGCGATAGAAATTCGTTGACCGTCATTGCCCTATTCCGTCACGATATTCAACCGCGTAATCGCGATGTCGAAACTTTCCGCGACTTCAAGCTTAATCATGTCGCCGTCCGCCGTTTCGCGCATCCAAATTTGGCAGCCACCGTCTTTGGCCAAAATCTCATGGACAAAGCAAACCTTGTCGATGTTGATTGCGACCTTCGCGCCCGATACCTTCATTGTGAACATTCTGTACTTCATTGTTTGACCTTTCCTTTTTGGTTTGTTATCCCCACGACACCACGCCGCAGGAAATCGTAATAATGGGCGCCAGTTTCGACACGCCCGGCGAATCCTAGACCGCTATGCCCCCAAAGAGTACCGACGCCGCAACGTCGGCAGCGAATCCGCACGTTTCGGCGTTCGCCACGATAAGGCACCGGCCACGTCGCCCCGGCCCGGTCGGTTCCACCGGGCTTGGTCTGCTCGTGGCGATTTCCGGCCGCGTACATACAAATCGCGCCGCCATATCCTGACGCGCACCGGCCGGTTTCTCTGTGTGACCTTGAAATCATCAATTCTCCGTTTCGCCGTCGGCTATATTTCCGCTCGGCCAATTGTCATCCGCGCAATGTTCGGCAAGCTCCTTGCGCCTTGACGCCGCCTTACGCGCCGCCCAATACGCGATTGCAAGCGGATCGTCTTCGACCCACGGCTTGAACCCTGTATCGTCGATCATGTCGCATAGCAACGTCAACGTATCGCATAGCCGCAACATTTCGCGTTCGTGCGACACTTCGATCATGTCCGCCCAAGCAAGCATTTCGTGATACGCAACCGTCACGTCGATCTTGTCGCCGTCGTGCAGCTTGGAATCGACATACTTGCGCCGCATCTTCGCCGCGATCTCCGCGACCGTATATTTCTTGTCGCCCTTCATGCCGTCAAGCTCCTGACCTTCGCCCTTTGCCGCCGACGCTTCTTTTTCGCCGCCTGGCGCGACAAATGGTAATCCGCCAACCGTGCGCACACGCGCAACGCCGTACCCGTCACGTCGTCGCACCGTTCCGCCTGTTCGCGGCAAATCGCAATCGCTTCGCGTAACGTCATTTCACCCTCCGCTTTCACCAATCGCCCCCGTCGTTAGGAATGTCAATGGTGCAAATGCAATTTTCCGGATTTACCCCACCGGAACCATATCCCGCATCTGTTATAAGTTCCTGCACGGGATTGGTCTCGCATTCGTACATCATTACATGAAGTTTACCGGACGCGGAAAACAGCCAAAGCCTGTTATACTCGCTATCCCATCTTTTCGCAAGACGCTTCAACGCCCTCACGCATGATTTCTCATGTTTTGTAAGTTCTGTGCCTGCCTGCGTTTTCATTTCGCCCCCTTAATCCGTTTCTTTAACGCGCCGATCCTACCGCTCAAGGAACGAATAAGCACATTCAACCTAATGTTTTCCTCGAAAAGCCATCGACGTTCAGTATATTCGGCGATGAAAGCACCCCGTGTAGTTTTGAGATCCCATTTCTCGCTGACAGATTCCGCGTGCTTCTTTGCTTCTTTCCAAATTTCCTGGTCTTTGCGCGTCATTTCAAACCGTCCTTTCCTTCGGCCTGTTGGCCAGCCACCGCACAAGCAGCTTGCAAGCCCGTTCCGCGTCATACCGGTCAAGCTGACACCATGCACTTACCATCTGCCGGTCGCCGATCCACGCATGAACAGCCCAGCCGCCAATAACGCCATCCTCGCAGGTACGCGCAACTGCCGTCGCCAAAAAGTCGCCCATCTTCGCGCTGACCGACTTATCTTGAACATCCAGGATCATTGCGCCCTCCCGTTCCATTTTCCAACCGCGCTTTCGTAGGCGGCCGTCTCTCTGAATGAATCAATACCGTGAACACTTGACCAGCAATTTCGGCACGTAATTTTTACGGTGTAATACGTTCCGTCTTTATGAGACGGCAGTATCGACTTGGTAAACGCAATCACCTTTTCACCGCTTCCGCAAAACGGACATGGTTTCAGGTCAATCATTTCGCCTAAAGTCATACCGCCCTCCTGTTCCACGCTTCCGCAGCCGCTTCGACCGAACGGTAATTATCACCCGTTGCCGGATTGCACGGACAACCCTCATTTTCACAAGCGACGCCCCAGGTATCATCAAGCGCAAGTTCGCCGGGCTTGTGCCCTTGCGTCCAATCTTGCAAACTTGCCTGACCGCCGCAAAACGGACATGGTTTCAGTTCGATCATGCCGCGCCCTCCGCTTTTGCGTCAAAATTGAATGAAGGTTGAAAACTTCCCAACATCGACGACTTGGCCTTTTCGTAAAATTCCTTTTTGATCTCAAAACCGAATCCGCGCCGTCCACATTCTGCCGCCGCCCGTAATGTCGAACCGCTACCGGCAACCGGATCAATCACCACGTCGCCGCGATCCGTGAATATCTCGATAATCCGTTTCAGCAGCCGCACCGGCTTTTGTGTCGGATGACACTTTGGAATTTCGCCGCCATCCTGAAGCCAGTCGAAACAGTTGAAAATCATTTGTCCGTAATTGTTGAACTTCGGCAACTTGTCTCGATAAAGCACAAGCCCATATTCGCAGTTGCCGACGATCTTCATGTTCGCCTTTAGCACTTGCGCTGAAAACGGCTTACGAAACACCAGCGGAATGTAAT